TCACGACAAAGCCACAAAATATAATCATGGAGAATCTCCCGACACTCTTCATTCCAATATGAATCCATACGGAGAGCACAAGCCCTTAAGAGAGACCATCGAGGAGTTTTAGACTCCAAATGATAAGCCATCGAACACAATATTTTTTGAGTTTCAGGAACAGGAACCCAGTCCTGTCCATACTTCTTAAAACCATGAGAGAGGAAATTACAATCCTCAAGTTTTCTAGGTAATGGAGAATCACCATACTTGGTTGTGACACCAAGAGAAGTCCAAATCTCAGAAATACTGATAGGATTAAACCATGGGAGCACATAATCAGACTCTGAAAATGTGTTGTCATCACCATTTAAAGCTGCTTCTACTTCTGCCATAAACAAGGCATAAGAACAATCTTCATCCTCTAAAGGACAAGACTTAATGAAAGCATAAGCCAACAGTATAAATAAAATAACTGTATTATCAACAATTGAATTTGCTGAACCAGAGGGATTCCCAGTTTCTTTTTGAACAACGTAACCATCTTGGGTGACAATAACGGAATAAACTATCTCAATGTACAAATTAATAATACGTCGATAATTTTCCGGAGTTCGAAACTCTTTTTTCAAACAAGAAAAACGGAAATCTGCCATGAAAAACAACAACTCACGACAAAGAGAGGAATCATACTCACTCTCATCCAATTGAAAACAATTAGGGTGTTTAGACAAACGACGGAAAAGTTTTGTCCAACCCCTACGCATTTTTGATCCTCCCACAAAAGACCAATGCAAACCAGAATTACCAGTGGAATAAAACTTTTCATTCTGGTCACCAAACAAACGAACACATGAATGAACATGCTCAACAGGGGAACCTGTATACGTACGAAGCTTATTCAAAATTAGCTTTTCTACACTACGCATTTCTTCCTTAACATTGTTGGTCCAGAAAACTGGTGGAGCATTGGGGCTGAGCAGATCATTCCAATAGGTATCAAGGAATTCCTTCGCAATTGGAAGATCATAAAAAGCACGCTTGGTTTTCACCTCCGGTAAGGAGGTCCAAGGAAAACCTGGAGAAGCATCAAGATTTAACTCTGACTTAACTTTGTCAAAATCATCCCAAACATCCGAATTCAACATAACGGAAAAATGCTTCTTTGTCCAATCCAAGGCTTTTGTTAACGCTTTTTGATCAAAAAATGGTTGTTGACGATCATACTTTCGAAGAGAAAGATAACCAGCTTCCTTATTAGGAAGAGCCAAACCATAGCTTGTATACAAACCACTCACGGATTTATTAAACTTTAAACCGCAGTAGCGGGCAAAGTAAGGGTCTGATAGGTCTTTTCGAGAACCATCTTTACAAAACCTCTTAACTTTACCAACAAATTTCATTTGAGAACAACCGGATAAATATTTTACATACCGGTAAGAAGGTCGATCATTTGAGAGAACGCCCCCACGACCCTTTCGGGAAAACGCGC